TCCGTAGACTTGGTTCCCCTTTCAAAAGCCATTCTTCAACTGACAAGAGCCACACCTACTGACGAAGCCTCCGACCCGCAAATAGGTTTCTTCGGCACTTCTCCTGCGGGGAAAACTGCCGTTGGCATTTTAGGCGGACTAACAAGCGCAGGAACGGGTGCGTCAACTCCACCCGGAGTAGGTGACACCGCACACGCTGATTTTGTAACGGCGGTAACTCAACTCAACAACAACATTGACGACCTTCAATTAAGGTTGGATGACCTCATTAATTCTTTGAGCAACTTGGGGTTGGTGTGATGGATAAATGGCTTGACGAATATGTGCGCGATGTGATGGACCAGCAGGTTGTAACCAACAGCATTTTCAAAAAACGGTGGTGGAAGTTATGGGGAAACTGAAAGAGCGATTGAGTCAGTCCTGTCCCGGCTGTCATGAAACAATTCTCGCGCAACGACTTGAAGGACGATATGTTAATGACCGTGATACGCGTGTCCTCATTTGGGAGTGTCCGCTTTGCTCGCGGCTATGGCGTGAATCAAGGTTGCAAAAACCCAAGTTCAAACAACACGGAGTTGAATAAAATGGCGAAAGGAGAAAACCTTGAGAAGCCCAAAAAAGGCGGCATGGTCATTGTTATTGGTGTAGGTGCTAAACCGAAAAAAGACAAGACGGCGATGAAAAAAGCGGAAGGCCGTCGCGCGCCTCGTCGTCGTGGTAGCGTTCAAGACAATCAGCGTGGACGCATACACGCTTTCAAACAAAAATTGCGTTCCAACCCCTATCATTTAGAAGAAGTGTTAGAACAGAAAAACATTCCATACGATTCATTTGAAACATATTTCCACGACAAACACGACAAGACACTTGATGAAGCGGTTGAAGACGGTAGTGTGGACATTCCGCGAGAAATTGATGAAGCGGCGCAAATCATTCGCGGTAATGAAGGTCAATTCAGTAATGGACGACCTAACCAAAACCTCGCGCGACTTCTTGAAAGGCGTCAAATTGACCCGAATGATTTCCGACAGTCGCTTCGTCGTCATCCGTTCATGGAGTTCCGAGAACGAGTTGACTCCCTCGCTGAAAGCGCGGCCAACCAAAGGAGAGGTGAACGCGAACAGCGCGAGACGCGGCGGACAGATGGGAGGGGAGAGCGTAACCGAGGCTCTTCCCGCGACACTTCGGAGGAAGCAGGATTTGAGGCATTGATAGAGCGAAATCTAATTGAAGAGCCTCGTTTTAATCAGCCTCCAAAAAGCGTAGATGCAAACGATGAAGACCCCGATGAAAAGTTAAAGAGATTGGCGCGCATTTTTGAAATACGCGGCTACGAAAACCCCATGCATGAGGCACTTAATTTTATGGGAGCGCAAGCGGAGGAAATGGGAGTATTAACGGGTGATGAGGATGAACACGGATGGGGAGAATCTCATTGGGGGGCTGTTCGCAACGAGCCTTCAACCGTCTTCACCGTTCCGTTTCAAGGTGGTGGACAACGCGACCAAGGATATTACGGCGGAAGCAAGCGCGCACCCAAAGGTTCTGTTGAGTCCGAATACTACGGTTTCCGCGGTCCTACGCCAATCGTAAGTTCAAACCGAAGACCCATTGAAGACAAAGAGGCTGACATGGACGCGGTGCAAGACCTCATGATGACAGGCGAGCCGATGAATGTCATGGACGCGGCGTGGGGTTTGTTGAAGGGCAACCGAGGTATGCGTGATGCAGAAGGGAAAAGCATTGACCATCCCGCCGCTTTGAAATACGCCAACTTGTCTTATACGATAGACCCTTACGATGCGGGTCCCGAAGGTGATATTGAAACGAGGGACATCAATTCAGCACTCATGGCTGAAAAACTCCGCGGTAGTAGAAGAATGGTTCCCGGCGTTTTTTCTCGTCGCGCTGGTAAGTTCCTACAAAAACCGATGACAGCAGGGAAGCACTACGAAGAAGCGGACCGGGAAGCCGCTGAACTAACAGCAAACACTCTTGAGTTCGGCAACGAAGATGACTCGCCGTCACCCAACTACGACATACAACGAATGCCCCGACCGGAAGAAGAGTGAGGTGCGCGCGTGTCGGACCTTTGGTGGCGTATCACGAAAATGAAGAAGGAGGCCAAGTCTCCCGCCGCCGTTGCGCACAAGCGCAAATACGAGACGCAATACGAATCTACGCCCGCGCGTAAGAAATACCGACGGGAGTTGGAGAGAGAGCGTCGCAAGCGCGGGGTCGCTGGAAAAGGCGGCAAAGACATGAGCCACACGAAGACAGGAACAATCGTGCCGGAAGACCCGCACAAGAACAGGGCGCGCTCTCATCCATCCGTAGGCTCCACGCTTAAAATGGTCATCGTCAAAGCCCCACAAATGAACCTCTACGGTCAGTCCGCTGAATGCGAAATGTGCAACGCACCGATGAGTGGACAGGAGGCGGCTATGTCAAATCAACAGTTTGGTGCGTCCGTATGCACGCCCTGCATCATGAAAGAGCAAGAAGAAATCAATCAAGCAAACGACATGATGTTCCACAGCGAGCCGATGGATGTTGTTTCGCGCTTGTTGAAAGCACCGCTACATGATGTGGTGACGGGGGAACAAGTCGCTGGCGCACCTCAACCCATGACTGACTTCCAAGCCCGCGACCCAAATCGCAACAGATTCTTACCCGACCCTTTTGAAGAAGACTTCAAGTTTCTCACAGACCACATAAAAGCACCCAATCAATACCAATACGAATCGCCGGACAAATCAACACGCGGTGTTGTCAATGTCAAGGACAACAAAGCGAACATCTTAGGCTTTGTAACGCACCGAGATAAGCGTGGTGAAGGAAGGGGGACTCGCGCACTAAGGAATCTCACCGAAGAATTGCGAGAAGTCCACCCCGACCTTCGTGAAATTAACACCGAAGGCGGGGCGGGACAGGATGCGTTTTGGGAGAAGATGAAACGAGAAGGAGTCATCAAAGCCCCATTCTCCGCAAAATACGGGGGCAACTGCGTAGTGTGCGGTCAATACATCCAAGAAGGACAACAAGCCAACTATCACAACGACTCACAGCGTAGTGGGCTTAAATGCCCTTACGACTGTGGACGCGCCTATGTGGTTTGAATTACTCTTCTTCGGTTGAACCGGGGATAGGGATGTTGCTGGCCGCGCGGTAAATCATGTCAAGCATGACAAAACCAAGTTCAATGCCTATCAGCACCAAAAACGCCAACAGCAAGACTTCAATCATTGACCACGCCTCGCGATGATGTCATCAATACGAAGGATGGAGCAAGCAACCTCGGTGGCCGACTTGATGATTTGTTCAACAAGCGCGGCAGGTTCCCACACATTGTGTAGTCGCATGTCCACAATTGAGCCTTCCCCTGTGAAGTCAATGAAAAGACCGTAGTTGTCCGTGACTGAACGCAACTCCATGACGACATCAAGCGCGTCCATACCAGCGTTGCTGGCGATAGCGGCAGGGATGATTTCAAGAGCGTCAGCGAACGCCTCCATGCACATACGCTCACGAGCAGACGATTGACGCTTATGGGTGGCGTGACTGCGAACGGACATTGCTAATTTGGAGAGAACTGCACCACCGCCGGGATAGAGTCGCTTGTCTTTCAAGTAGAGACAGGCCACACCAAGGGCATCGTCAAAGGCGCGCTCATATTCATCCAGCGTTTGTCGGGTCGCACCCCGAACAATCATGGTGATGGTATCGCTCTCCTTTGCTTCAACAGAAACATAGTCAAGGTCGCCAATGCGAATGGATTTGATTGAGCCTTCAATACGCGCTTCGTAGCCATCAGCAACTTCGGTGATGCGATGATGGATGGGGATACCTGTGATGCGAGCGATGCTGTCCATGTCGCTTTGCTGGACACGACTGACAACACCAATGTTCTGTGCGTCAAGGTATTTGGCAACGGCCTCATGAACACCGTCTCGGACGATAAGAATGTCAGTCATCTCCGAAATGGCTTTGCTGATGTTGCTCAAAATCTCCATCTCTTGGTGACGGATTGCTTCAAGTTGAGCGGGGTCGCTGATTTGCATTTGGACATCCTCGTAATTGAAGCCGTCAATTCCTCCATCAAGAAGAAGAATGCGCGGATTTTCTTTTCCGGCAAAGTCCGGGTTAGCGAAGGTTTTGTTGAGAACGAGTCCACTATGAATGTAGGAGTCGCTCATGTCGCCACCCGCTTGAGTAAGTGTGCGAACACGGTCAAGGTTTCCATCTACGGTGAGTGCGGCGTTCTCAACGAGTTGAGCGGCGAACCCAAGAGCCGACTCGGATGCTTTACCGCGCAAAGCGGTTGCGGCGACTGCATCAACACCGATGTTCGTTTCGGGATGCGGCATGACTTCAAGAGCAATCTTGGATGCCTTGTTGAATGCGCGCACAATTGTTTGCGGGTGAATGCCGCGTAACAACAGTCCTTCGCTCAAGGCCAGCATTTGTCCAGCCAACACAACCACGCTGGTTGTGCCGTCTTTGCACACTTCTTCTTGCGTTTGACTCGCTTGAACCATCATCTGCGCACCGGGATGCGCGGTGTCAAGTTCTCGGAGAATCGTGATACCGTCGTTGGTCACGATGCTTTCTCCGCGTTCGTCTACGAGCATTTTATCCATTCCCGCAGGGCCAAGTGTTGACCTCACGGTTTCGGCCACTTGAACAGCGGCGCGGATGTTACTCATTTGGGCTTCTCTTCCTGTTTTTCTTTCTTCTGTCATGGTGTCACCATCCTATTTGGTATTCCTCAATTAGTCCCGTTTCTTCATTTCGGCTCTTAACAAAGCCTTCGTTCCTCCCATGAAGAAACAGGTCATAATTGAGTTTGCAATCTGCAATGCAGTATTTGATGACTTCCGCGTGTCGGCCTTCTTTCCAAGCCACAGGCGCGTCTGCTGAATCCATAATTTCTTTCCCCTTACCCAGCGTGTGTTTACACAGCGAGTCAAGGTGATGACTCTTCCCGCATGCTTCACGCAAGGACCACGAAGTGTCAAGGATGCTCTCTTTCTTGTTGAGCAATACACCAGCGTAGTGCATGTCAAGCGCGTCTCGGAGAACGGGGAGGTCAAAACCTCGGATGTTGTGTCCAACGATAATGCCGCCCTCGTCAACATGCTTCTTGAGGTGTTCACCGAGGTCGCGTGGATGAAGAGGATGCATATGCGCGTCTGCTACAATCGCATCGTCGGCTTTAGTGAACACATGCGCTTCCTCACCGTCCCATGTTGCAACCACAGTCGGCTCAAACATGTGGGTGTTGCCCCACCCACCGACCTCGTGAGAGTAGTTGGCTGTTTCAATGTCAATCGCCATCACTTTACTCATGATTATTCCTCCTTGAACTTGATGTAAACAGCCATTCCGACTTTATGCGTTTTGAACATTTTTTCCACTTGCTTAAATCGGTTGTAAACAGTCGGTTTGGATTTCCCAAGTTGATTTGCGTAACGGTCAAACAAGTCATTTTTGAGAACCCAACCTTCACCTTTGTTTTCTATTTCTACACTCGTGCATGCTTTGAAAGCGTTGGACCATTCATCCTTTCGCGCGATTTTTTCAGCCGCTTTTGCACCAACTTCAACCTCGGACTCAAGCCAAAGGACAAGTTGCTCATATATATCGTAGAGGATTTCAGTCGCCATTTCAACATCATCACCGGTCACTTTCCACTCCGCGTCGTGTGAAAGTCCGTCACGCTCAACGCGCATCAAAGCGAGATGCGTAGCAAAAATAACGGTGTAGTTGAGAACATTCGGAATGAATGAACAGACCACATCCGAGAGGTGCTTGTCCATACCTCGGACGAGCGTGTAGTATTCCTCAACCGAAGCCATCAATTGTGGGTGAACTGAGGGTTCAATGGTGAACATTTCATGCATACAACCACGCGCAACTTCTTCTTTGCTGGATGATGCAAGGGCTTCCCATTCTTGATGGGTCATGTTAGCGATGTTCAACAAACGAGCCTCGGTCTTCTCACGAATACGGATGAAGTGCTGGGCGATGTCCTCAAGGGATTGGACTTCGGTCAACTTATTCTTGAACACACCCTCCATGCGCCGCTCCGAAACGAGTTGACGCATGTCATCGCTCCACGGACGGTAAATCAACAGCACACGCTGAAACAATCCTTTGGTCAGCACATACTCCTTGACACCGCTGGGCGGGAATGAAGTAATCCAAAACGATACGCGGGATTCTGTTTCCACTTTGCCGTTCTTCATGTGCTTGGTCAAGGTGTTGCTGTGGCTCCCAACGGGATTCATCGCTTGTTGTAGGTAGAGGATGACCTCGGAAAAGAATTGCTTTGGGTTGGATTGAAGAAGGATTGACCCTTCGTCAAAGTTCAAACATTTCTTACCTCCGAGCAATCCTTCGTTCTGCACAAGTTCGTATCCTCCCGAACCATCACTCACCGAGTCAATTGACCCGATAAGCGCGCTATCTGTTCCACTCGTGAACATGTCAATGTTCAAGCCAGCCAAGTCTGCGACTTCGCCTGTAAACTCCCACGCGATTGACTTACCGGACCGCGTTGCTTGAATCCAAAATACATGGACTCGCGGGTCAAGGGCCGAAGCCCAAACGGGTATTCTCACATAGTCTACAAGGGCTTGACCTTGCAGGTAGAAGAAGGAAATGAGTCCGGGGATTTCGTTGAAAAACGAAGTCGTCCGAAAACGCTCAAGGTATTCCTTCATCATCGGGTATTCTTTCACGGCTGTGTATTGGTTCCATTGTCTTTGGGGCATTCTTATTCTCTCCATTGGGGGGCGGACAACTCTTCGGGTATGGTGGTTGGCCTATAACCATTTCTAATTTTCTTGTTTCTCGCTATCTTATTATAACGATAATTTGTGACTGTATATAAAAAATTGAACATGCGCGCTCACCTTTCAAAGCGAACTTCTTCTTCGCTGGTCAATACTTCAACAACACGATTGCGCAACACCTTCCCCATGCGGGGAACATCACGCAAACAATCACCACATGCGGCCTCTTCAATTGAGCCGCACGCGTCAATGATTGCTTCTACCATTTCCGGACCGATACCGGGAATCGTAAGGAGCATGTCTTTACGAACATCATTTGTAGATACGCGCCGAACGGCTTGCGCACCATGTCGGCTCGCTTTTTTGTAGGTCTTCTCATGAAGGGCGACCATGAATGCCGCCGCTTCACTTGCGTTGGGTGCGCGGTAGATGAGGCAACCGAAGTCGGCTACAACTCTACCGAGGAATCCTGTCATTTGTTTGAGGGCTTGGCTGGCGGTGATGGTAGAACCACGCTCACGCGCTCGGTGGATGTAGCCACCAATCTCACCCCAAATCACCAACCCGTAGTTGCCATCGTTAGCATCCATGTTGTCAAGTTGACGCATCAAGTGTCCGCTTCTCATAGATGTGAAGAGGTCGTCAATGCTCTTGGCTTCAATCAACCAATCTCCACACTTGTAGTCGCCGTTGACAAGGTTCTGCCGCAAGACATCAATTCGGGGGGAGCGTGATTTTGCGCGTCGCTCAAGTGCTGACACGAGTGAACCGCGTTCGTTGGTGTCAATAATGAGAGGTGGCTTCATGCTTGACACCCCTCATGCTTTGGAAAAACAAGCACTCTTCTGTATTCAACTCGCCTGTTGCTTATCTTGCGTTTCTCAAGAAGCCCATCGTTTACAAGTTTCGTCATGAGTTTTACCATTTTGTGATGACTCATTAACCGTAGCGTATCACTATGTTTGCAAAGTTCGGAGCGCGTTCTCCATGTTGAATCAATGTTCAACAACAATTCAATCTGCCATTCTTCAATCATCCAATCACCTTCACTTTCAAAGCAGAATAAATTGTCGCGATTTCTTTCATGTCCTTTTCGTTCTTCAACCAAATGTTATCGCACTTTGTCTTGATAGGCACTCCTTTGGATTTGACCTCGTAAGCGTTGTTCCATCCTTTGAGATTGACATTGTAATCCATGTGGTTGTGGGAATCAACCGTAGCCCAAACGACAATTGCTTTATTGGCGACATATTTTTCCAATTGACCGGGAGGTATCATTCTCCCCCTCTCATTATTCCAATCCTTTTCGGTGACAGTCTTGACTTCAATGGGAATG